GCAGCAGGCGTTGGCCTAGTAATTTTAATAGCATCAACGATATAGCGTTTATGTGTAGCCCTATCAACAGCGTAACAAACGACGGCTGTATCACCAACCATAGCGGGATCAAGACCACAAATAAAAGAAAAGCCGTTGACATCACGCGGATGGCCTGGGTTACCAGGAACCAAGCGACCTGCTTTACGCATACCATCTATAGAGCCTCGCACACATACTGGGTCAAAGATGGCATCATCTGAGATATCTTGTTGTTGATACACCAAAGCCCAGGTGCTTGCATCCATAGCTTGGCGTTCGTTGTAAAGGTTGCGACCATTCCATCTAGGATAGAGGCCGTCTTCATCTTTATCAGATTCCATCTGACCATCAAAGGGAGCATCACTAGCAGGCCAAAGGGTTTCCCACTTGTCGGGGTCATTATCTACAGTCAGCAGAGCTGGCATTGCAAGGTAGGTCCAAGGGACAAGGCCGCCAGGGTAGCGATCTTCGGAGCGCAGCTCCTTGTATAAATCTACAGCAGAGACTCGCGTACCAATAATAATCAACTTACCAGTAGGGTTCAAACGAGAGCGCACATCCTGGGTAAGCCATCTAATCTGCTTCTCAAACTCGTTAGCGTTCTTTAAGGTAACTGCGTCATCTACTATAATCATATCGGCACGCTTGCCGTAGATCTGACCACCGATACCAACGGCTTCAATGTTCGGGTCCTTTTCAGATGACTCACGTAGTTCATCACCAAAGGTCACACGGGTAGCCTGCCAAGAAGCGGTCTTAGAGTTAAACCCTACGCCAGCAGCGTAAGCCTGTTGGAGTGCTTCATAGTTTGGATGAGTCAGGCGTTGCTTGATGGCGTAGAGAAAGTCTGCTGCTAGTTGCTGAGTCTGAGAGACAATCAGCACACGAAAGTTAGGGTTCTGACACACCTGCCAGGTGACGTAATCTACAGTCACAGTCATTGACTTGGCGTGGTTGGGCGGAATGTTAAGAAGGATTCTGTTATTAGCCAGCCCTGGTTCGTACTTCATACTAGGATGTAGCCAGCCAGGGGGACGACCCTCGATCACATCTATTAGGTTTTGCTGGTGTGGAAAGGTACGAGAGTGTAGGTATCTTTGGCGAAACTCTGCAAAGGTTATGTCGTGGACATCAGATGAGGCAAAGTTCTTATCTTTAAGACCTAGCCGTGTTCGGTCCATCTTGTCTGCAAAGACCTTATCGGTCCTGCGATAGTACTCATAAGTCTTATAGGATTTACCAGATGCAGCCGTGGCTGCTTCAATAGTTAAACCCTCTGCTACACCTGAAAGGATTAGACGCTTGGCGATGTTACTGGATTTCTCTGCCACGTAGTCTCCTCTAATAAAGCGCCGAAGGCGCGAAAAAAAATTACTAGGGGAAGTGTTTTATACTGGAGATAGTATTGTCCCCACTAAAAGCAGTCACCGCTTCGGGCTTGACGCCCGAGGGAGCCACAGCGAACCGAGGGGTAAGTTGGTGCTCGTCCTAGGGGGACTCGCGTAGTGCCAACGTAGCGAGGTTAGGTCGTAAAACTAGTACTGGATCGTTTTACTCCCCTACTATATATAAGGCAGAAAAAATAGCCCATTTCCCGTCTAGGGTAGATTTTATTTTCTATTTGTGACTAACGTCACTTTAATATGTGTACAAACTAGGACATTTAATTGGATCTCACTTTAGCGTAAATTTCTTTTCGGGGAGTATATGTAGTACGGCGCTGGAACTTAACACACGGGGGTCGGCTTTTCTGCGCCTGTGGATAACCCCTACCCCCTGTGGATAACTGGTCTGACCTGTGGATAAGTTATTATGTAAAGTAAAAGGGCGGGCTATGGATCGGGCACCCCTAAGCCTCAATCAATCCTCAGAAATTAAGCATCTCTTTTTCAATCCGCCCTCCCAATAAATAAACCCTTGATCTGATGGGTAGACATCTGCCCCCTTATTGTCTACACGCTAAGTTACTAGCCTCCCTCCTTCAGTAACTTATGACCCCTCCAATCGGATCAAAAGAGGCACAAAAAAAGATTCTGCCATCTTGCGTATACGGTAGACATCCCCATCTTTTTGGGCATATACTGAGACCATCAAAGAGCGAAGGGCTCTCAGATATAGTTGAAATTTCAACTATTAACGGAAGGAAAAAACAGTGAAAACAACTAACAATTCAACAACAACAAAGGCGCAGGTGCGAAGCGATTTTTCACACGCCCGTTTCCTAATGCAGACAGCCGACAAAATGCTCACAGATAAGACGATCACCGATTTTTCAGAATCATCAGAATTTGGGCAGATCGCACTAGAACTGACAGCCTCAGTTTCCACTCTTCTTCAGTGGTTGCAAGAACAAGAAGCGAAGGGATTAAAGTAAAAATGAATTTCACAGTGAAGAACAACAAAGGAAAAGAAATTGAGTTTCGCTTTATTGCTATCGGTGCCCCTTATGGATTGGGCGCGATCAACAAAGGAGAACATCCTCTTTGGGAGGTCTCTTCTAATGGTTTTACCCTTGGACAGTGGAGAGTTGAAACAATTGCAGAACACGAGGAAGGGCAGGGATGGTGCCTTCACGGGGCACACCGTGAATACGATCTTGATTCATCCCTAGCAGATATCGCAAAGCAAAACAGCATCCAAGCCCTAACAGGAGAGAAGGCCAACAAATGATGGAGAACAATTGCCCAAAGTGCGAAGGAGAAGCAACAATGAGCACAGTTTCAGACCTTAAATGGGGAAAAGTAAACAAATGGCAACATTTCACACGTTGCCAGATGTGCGGATATGAAACGGCGGTGAAATAAATGAGTGAAACTTTTGATGTGACCTTAACATTCAACAGCGAACAGGTATGGGAAGCGGTAACAGGATCGGGCTTTGCTCACACCAAGCATTGGGTGAATTTTGTCGAATTGGACACATGGCGCAAACCGTGTGCCATCACGATCACACACGACACAGGAGAGAGCGAGGAGGAGAAGGTCACAACCATCCAACCCGCCCGTTTATTTGAGGCTTTTGGGGAACTAGTGAAGGCAAATTGGGTGCATTGTGGGCACTACAGCCTGGCAGACTTAGACAATGCCGACGCCTGCCATGGTGATTTGGTTCTTCAATGGGCGATTTTTGGTAAGATCGTCTTTGGATAGTTCACAGCCCCCGCACCGTGTAGACGGCGAAGGTTCAAGACCTAGCGGGGGCACAAGATAGGCGGGCAACAATGCCCCCTCTCTTAGCCTAGGAAGGGCAAAAAATGACAACAACAACAGCAGAAAAGAAAATAAGCAAGAAGGCACAAAAGGCGCTAGATGTTCAAGATGCTCGTGAGCAATTGTTGGGGCGTTATGTGAGCAAAGGAAGCACTGTTTACACAGTACTCAGAAGCGTCTCTTCTAGTGGAATGAGTCGGACGCTATCGCTCAAAGTGGCGAAGGAGGGAAGGATCTTAGACCTCACCTACTACGCTTCCATTGTTTTGGATTGGCCTCTCGTGGAGGTAAACGGCTCCCGCGCTTTGCGTGTTGGGGGTTGTGGGATGGATATGGGATTTCATACTGTTTACACCCTTTCCCGTGTGCTTTTCCGTGAAGAAGGAAGCACAACAGACGCGGGCTATTCATTAAACCACGCGTGGGCATAAAGGAGGGGCGAAGAATGAAAAAATGTTGCAGAAAACCAAAAGGACACAAAGGAAGGTGTGCAAAATGAAACTCAATTGGGGAACACGTATAGGAAAAATGCAAATAACCGTAAAGGGAACAGCGCGGGCGCATTGGTATTATTGGATCAGAAGGGAAGGCCCTCACGATTGGCGGGCGGGTTACTACGGCTTCAATATGGAGGTGCCGTACCGCTTAACCTTTGCCACTAGTGCACAAGCCCGCGCCTATTGTGAGAGGAAGGACAGCGAGGCGCTAGTAATTGAGGAGGTGAGGGCGTGAAATTGCAAGAGGTAGACACGATCCAAGACCTCAAGGAATGGGTAGAAGAGAATATGAAGGGCGCAAGGCTAACGGTAGACAGCGCGGGGGATGTTGTGATTCATACGGGGTTGATCTCCACAATGGGGGGATATCTACACGAGAAGGAGGAGGCGACGACGTGACTAGTGACACCGCTAATGAAATACTAAAAACCGTACCAATTGAGGTTTTTGTGGCTGT